AACACCGCTGCCGCCGAGGCTCTTAAACAGTTTGCAGATGAGCTTGAAGTCGCAGAGGATTTTGAAACTGCACTTCACGATTTAATTAAAAAAACAATAAAGGCTCATAAAAGAATCATCTTTAACGGTAACTGCTACGATGAGGCTTGGGTTGAAGAGGCAGAACGAAGAGGCCTTTACAATCTTGTTTCCACACCCGACGCTCTTGTTCATCTTGTTGACGCTAAGAACATTGAGCTTTACGCAGCACATAAAATTTTTACCGAAACCGAGCTTAACTCACGCCTTGAAATAATGCTTGAAAATTACTGTAAGATACTCAATATTGAGGCTCTTACAATGGTTGATATGGCAGGTAAGGAAATTCTTCCCGCCGTAAGCCGATATCTGCACTTCCTTGCAAATACCGTTCTTGATATCTCGAAGGCGTTTAGGATTGACGCAAGGTCCGACTTTGAGGGTAAAACTGCAAGGGAATTAATTGCCCTTAAAGAAAAGGCTTATTCACGCTTAAATAAGCTTAAAAAGGTCACATTAAAAGCAAGCGAAATTGAAAACACTGCCGAGCGCGCAAAATTCTATAAAGAGATTGTAATTCCCGTTATGAATTCCTTGCGCTCCTCATGTGATAAAATGGAATCACTCACCGCGGCTGATTACTGGCCAATGCCCACCTACGGCGATTTGCTTTTTGGTGTAAGATGACAAAAATAGCACTTTCAAAAAACTTGAAAGTGCTATTTTTTTATTTTTCTTTTATCCTTATTTGTACTCGGTCTATTCTGTTTCCGTAAACGCCCGCATAATCTCGGTCATCCCTTACCCAAGGATAATATTTTCTTCCTATTGTTGCAACACGGCACTCTACCGAATATTTGCTGGTATCTTTAAGCCTTACTCTTATACAGTCAATATCTCTTCCGTAGATTCCGGCATAATCCTCCCTGTTTTTAACCCAAGGAAGCCATCTGCCGTTTTTTAAATGCACACAGTATTCGATGTCTCCGATATTTATTTCTACAAGCAATCCTTGTATTGCTCTTCCGGGTATGCCTGCATAATCGGTTTCTCCTTCTACCTCGGGCAACCATCTGTCGTGGGCGGTATAGACCTGATACTTAACAACAGGAGTTTTTATTTCAGCCGTTTTTTCTTTAAGCGCGGCTCTTTTTATTATTACATTTGCAAGCGCCTTAGCGCACTTGTCGGCATATTCCTCTGTAAGAATTGTGGGTGTATCCTTGGTGCTGTCCATAAAGCCAAGTTCTAAGAGAACAGCAGGCATTACGGTATCTCTTAAAACAGCTAAGTTTTTGGTTGCAAGCGGTGTTGCACGATTGCCTTTTAGGTTGGTTTTTGCAATAAGTTCATCGTAAAACTCCTTTTGCCACGCCTTTGTTATGCTGTCGGTTTTAGTGTAGGTGAAGGCGACTATACCGCCGCCCTCACCCCCTGCGATTCCTGCATTATGATGCACAGATAAATAAAGGTCAGCTCCCCATTTGTTTGCCGTATTGGTACGAGTTGAAAGCTTAACATCGGTCTTTCCGCTTGTGTCATCCATTCGCTTTATTTCTATTTTATCGTATAAAGACAGCAGTTTTTCAAGCTTTTCGCAAATTCTGGCATTTAGCCACCATTCTCTCGTTTCGTTTTTATCAATTGCCTTTAAGCAGCGCTTCCCAGCTGTGTTCATTCCGTGTCCCGCACAAAGTGCCAGCTTAAACATCTTTTATTCTCCCTTCTTTAAAAACTGTTTAAATGTCTCGTAAAGTCCCGTAGAGGACAAGCCTGACACAAGTCCCGAAAGAAGAATTTTCGGGGTTATATCCATATTAATCCAGATACTCAAAACAACACCCATGCTTCCCATTATTAACGGGATAAACCTATCAAGCTTTTTGCTCGGGAGCAGATTTTTCAGTATGTAGCCTATACACAAGCAGATGCCTAAAATCACAAGTTCGGTATATTCGTTAAGAAAGTCCATAAGATTTCACCTCATTTTCCAAGTCCTTAACCCTGTGGTTTAGGACCTTTATTTTCTCGCCCGTTACGGTTTGTTCCTCCTCAATTCGATAAACGCGCTCGATTAGATTGTTGTGCTTCTCTACCCGAATTTCAAGCTGCTCTATTCGGTACTGCCACACCTTTCCCGATATGACAGCACCGATAAGCGAGCCTAGTCCGGAACCGCAAAGCCCTATTAGTGCAATTATTATTCCGTCGCTCATTTTCTCACCACTTAACCCTAAAATTAAAGGGTTTTTCCGTCGTAATAGACCAAACGTGCCTTAATAAATGTTATGCTCTCTCCCTCGATTTTAAGCTTTAAATCTTTAAATCTTGCGCCATAACGAAGTATAGCGGTGCCCGTTTCTAAGGAAATCGTTTCGGAATACACTACCTCACTGTCGGCAATAAGACTTGCCTTAATGCTTTTATCAGAGGGTAGCGTCTCAATAACAACCGTATGAAGCCGCTTATTATAAAGGGTGTCTGTATCAAACTCGCAAGAAAGCTTTGTGTTTATATGACCGGAGTGATAATCGGCCTCTCCGTCAAAATAGTCATTTAGTATAACGTCCTCTTCCCCCGCGAAATGCAAGGCATAAATCAAGGTTGACATTTCTCTGCACGAACACTCTGCAAACAGGATAGTTTCCTCGGTAAAGCTGTATCCGCCTATAATGCTCGGCAAAAGCTCCCAAGCCGACAGACATTCCTTTTTCGGATGATAGTAATATGCCTTTAAATTGTTTGCCAAGAGATAGCCTTCCTTGTAGGTTACCGCAAAGTTCGGAGTAAAGTCGTCATACGATAAATCGGCAACCTTTTTGACCTTTAAAGCAGCTCCCAAGCTTAGCTCATAAACTCCTCCCTTTTTGCCCGCAAACAAAATCCTGTCATCAAAAACGGCAACCGTTTCGCTTATGGGCTCCTGCGGAAGAAGGGTTGCACCCTTAAAGCTTATTCTTTCGTTATTAATCTTGCTTGACGGGGAAAAGCCTTTTAAAACCAATGATAAATCGAAGTCGTCGGCTTTGCTCACACTACCTTGATATAGCTCTTCACTATTAAAGACATACAGACTGTTTCTATAAAAATAAGCTCCCAGCAGTTTGTTGTTTATATCCCCCGGTGATGCCGAGCAGCCTTTTGGAAAATAAAGAGGATTTTCGCTGTTTATCCAGCAAAGCTTGCCTCCCTCATCAAGCACATTGCCGTAAAAGACTACGGTTTTACTTCCGTTGCCTTCACGTCCTGTGGGAAAAGCCATACATTTGCTCATCGCACCCAGTTTTATCATTTCATCGTTTATTTTTCGGCAGGCTGAAACTTTAAGATTGTTTTCAAATCCTAAATAAGGAAACGCTACACTGGCACTATTAGAATCTAAAAAATAAATTGTTCCCAAGCTTCTGTTGCAGCCGAAACGATACTTTTTTGAGTCAATGGTAATCGGCTCTGAAATATATGCCCCCGCCGGAATATTAAATGTATATTCATCAGTCACGGTTCGGTAAACACAGCTTATTCCTTCATCGCCCAAATCTTCATACGGAAGCTGAAATGCCGAAGAATAACCGTCGGTAGAATAATATGCAATAAACTGATTGGTCAGTAAATTTTCATCCTCCAGCCTTACGGGCTTTGAAAGTACAATCCTTTGCTCAGATTCATTAGCACGATAATAGTTTTCTCCTCGGCCGAAAGCAAGAACGGTCGGCACATAGAAATCTCCGCTATACATATAAAGCCACTCGCTCATATCTTCGCTCAGCTCATATATGCGAACCACATCTTCCATGCCCTCACCGTAAACCAGCCTTACCATAAAGTATATTCCCTTACCCCTTGTTGGCTTGCCTGTATATACGGTAAAGGTGTCCGGAATACCAAAGGTGTCGTAGGATGCACGGGTAAATTCTATAAAGCCTGCCGAATCGCTTTGTCCGTTAGAATATGCAATATAAAAATGGTATTTTATATTGGACATAAGGTCATTATCTACTACAATAATAAGCCTGCCCTTAACATTATCCTTATAATAATAGCAGTCGGTAAAAAGCACCCTTTCATAGTTATCAAAGGTTCTTGCGCTATCAAAAATTGGCTTGTCATATGGTTTAGTACCAGGGCGTGTCCTTAAATTATCCTCGTCAAAGAGCATATTTATGGGCAAGCCTTCACTACTGCCAAACTTAACAGTCTCTCTTATGTCTTTGTTTACGGCGGTTTTAAGTTTTTCAAGTTTTGCATTTTTTAAAGTCATAAAAGCTCACCCTTTGGCAAAGCATCCGTTACATAAGATTTCGACCTCTTTACTCTGCCTCTTTTTTCATTGTAAATGGGTGAAAAGCATTCCTTTGACCTTAAATCGCCTATTGCAATAGATAAAAGCAAGGCGGTTCCGTAAAGGCAAGCCTGTTCTTCCTTCTGGTCTAGATCTTCCGCCGTAGCCGAAAGACTTGTAAGAGGAGGCTTTGATATATCCTCTAACACCGAATTTATAACAGTAATCGCAATCTCATTCATCTCGCTTGTAGGAGTTTTAAAGCCTATAAGTGCCGCAGCCGAGCTTAGAATTTCATTACCCGTCATATTTTATCCTCCTCTATTTCCTCAGCCAAATTTTCAGCATCAGGCATAATTCCCTTGGGAAGTCGTCTTAGATACTGTGCAGGACTTATTGCTCCCTTATCTAAAAGTCTGTTAAGCACCTCTACCGTTTCAGCCTCTCCTCTGCCAAGCTTATCTCCTGCCGTCACCGACACCGAGAACAAAATGTCTCTGTACCGCTTTGAATCAAACGGAAAATACCAAACGCCGTTTTCATCGGAAACCTTTAAGCATCTTTTGCCGTAGTGATTTACAAAAAACTCCGCCCAAATGCGAGCAATATCCTCAACAAATCCATAAAAGCTATGCTTTAAGGTGGTAAGCTGTGTAGCTGCCGCCTCGCGAAGCTCAATTATAGCGGAGGTGTTGTTTGCTTCTCCGTCTCCAAGCGAGGATTCATTTGCACCGCTTTGTGCAAGTGTGTTGTAAATAAGCTGATTTACCATGCTTTGATATGCGTCGGTAAAGGACGGAGGTTCAACATAGGAAACTGCTGTTTTTATTTGCTCCGCATCTCCGTAAACCTTGATTATCTGCCCGGGATCGTTGGAAATTTCCTTATCAACAAGGTCTCCGTTAACAAGCATAAGCGGCATTCCTGCCGACATAGTGGCCCATACGCCCGCCGTAATCATTCGATTTATGGCTATCTGGTTTGGAATAAGATATGTAACCTCGCTGTCACCGTATATATGATTTCTGCTTTCCCAGTTAAAAATGGCTATCGGATACATGCGGACTCCTATATCCCACTCGGCTCGTACAACGGCGTTTTCACAAACCTTAATAGCAAAGATTTTGGTTTCTCCGTCAAGGTCCGTCTTTTTAAACAGCTTTGTAAGCAAGGTTGCCTTGCCGTCACCCTCGTCTGTGATTCTACCGAGCTCAATCTCGCTAGTTCCGAATCTTTTACCCTCAAAAACTATATCCTCCACCTTTTTTCTCTCGGCTAAAATGATGTAGGGCTGTTTTTGCAGTTCAAGGCAGCCTGGGTCTGCAAAATAGATGTTCTCTATCCCGATGTTTTCGCAAACAATGTCGCCAAGAATGGGCGTTCCTCCGATTTTATCGGCATAAAGACCTGTCTTTAAAAAGGGGTCAAAATAGGTGTAAATTACACCGCTTCCCGTTATGTATGCCTGTCGCAGTGCCTTGTCAAGCTTCTTATCAAGCTCAACCCTTGCAGCCGTAACCTCGCGGTATGAATTAAGCGCAGAAACAACCATTCCCATCTCGTTATCACAGCTTACGGGAGAATAAATTACCGAGGAGTTCTTAGCAAACTCAGCTTTAAGCTTTTTGAGCTTTTCTCTGTCTGCGCGTGTATCGGTCAAGCCCTCCGCGAAATAGTTTATTGAAATATTAGCAGCTGCAAGGTGGGACATTTTAAAGTTCCCGATTCGTTTTATCACATTATGACGCACCAGCGGACGCTCTGTTCCACATCCGGCTCCGTTCCACTGGTCACCCGCATAAAACCGTTCATTTATTCGGCTTTGCTCATAAATGCCAAGCCTTCCTATTGATTTTTTGTAGCTTATTCCCTCGCGGTACTGACCGAATATCTTTTCGGGGTTGTTGTTCATTTTTAACCCTCCTTAACTTAATTTTCGGCTCCGGTTTTGCCCGGAGCCTTTTTTGTTTTAGATAACTTCTGCTGTCATAACGTTGCTGCGAATGGTGGTTACACCATCAATGATAATGTCGCAGAAGAAGTAGTATGTTCCCTTCGGGAAATTAGACACACCCCTGTATTCCATACTGGTTTCATCTATCTTACGAGCGCCTCGACCATATTTGTCGTCGCACTGATACCACTGGAATTTTGCCTTATCAGCATTTTCGGAATCTATGTGCACCTGCATACACAATTCCGTGCTTCCCTGTGGGGCACTTATATCATTTCCCACTCCAAGTGCATCAATAGCAATAGACTCCCAAAGCCAAATGGCATCTGCCGCAGTTTCCTTTATAAATACATCGTAGTAAATTCTGTAATCGAACTTATACGCATCGGCAGTTGAGTTCTGTTCGGGTGTGAAGATACGCATCTTTTCGGTCTTTTTAACAAGGTGAGCTGCGCTCTTGGGTAATGCAAGCATGAAAATCTGAGTAACTCCTGAGCAGGGCTCAAAGCCGCCTTCTTTGAAGTTATAAAGTGTTCTCATACGTTCACTTACAACCGGAATGATAGCTACTCCGTTGATGCTCTTAACGCTTAAATTAAGCTCACCCTGTTTAAAGTCGGTTGTAACCATCATGCGAGAAATCTCGTCCGATGCACAAAGAGCAGCATAGGCTTTAGAGTCAACAAAGCAGACAATTTCTTCATCATAGCCTGCAACCTGCTGAACATTACCTACAAGCTCTAAGAATGCGGAATAGGGTGCATCTAAGGAAGCATCTGTTAAAACGTTACCCCTTCTCTTAGCAGCCTGAGCAATCTTTGAAATAACATATGCATCGCACTCAGGAACAACCTTTGTACGAACATATTCGCCAAGAACCTTACCTGCAAGGGATGCGATGCCTGCCTCGTCCATATCCTCACGGTCGATGGTGAGAGAACGTGCTCTGTCCATTGACATTGTGTAGGCGTTATGAACAACACTTACAGCGCCGTCCTCAAAGCCTGTTTTTCTGTCGTAATCCGAAAGACCGTCAAAATTAACATCCGGAATCATAACGGTTTTTGAACCTACGAATTTTGTGCGAAGTGCATTATCTGCAAAAAATGCGGTAACACTCTTTGCGGTAAAAACTCTGTCGAGTTCGCAGGAATAATTTTCGGCGGTAGCAATAATATTTTCTGACATATTTTTTCCTCTTTTCTTTTTTTCTTAACCCCAAAGGCCTTTAATAAATTCTGCCTCAAAGGAATTTGGTCGGTTGTTTTCCGAAAGTGAGCCGGTTGATGCCTTTGCCGAAACACGTTGTCTTTGCTTTTCTTCTTCGGCAGCTCTGTGAGCTCTATGTTCGTGCAAAAGGTACTCAAATAACAGTCCCGTTCCCTTCGTTTGTGCGGCTGTTTTTACCTCGCACGGTAGCTGCTCCTCATCACATATTTCGGGAAATTCCGCTTTAAGCAGAGCAAGTTCATCTGTTTTGGTTTCTTCTTTAAGCTGTAAAACACGGTCAACCAGCTCACGCTCTTCAAGACCTTGATTTAAAAGCTTTTCAATCTGCTCGTTCTTTTCCCTGCCTTCCAGCATAAGAAGATAGTCCGATACCGATTTGCCGCTGTTTTTGGACAGCGCTTTCAGTCGCTCGTAATCCGCTGACACAAGGTCATACTTCATTCCCTTTTGTGCAAAGGCTACGGCGCTTTGTCGGTCAAGCTTGGTTATTTCCTTATTAAACTTAACCTCCAAAAAATCTGCCGTGTCATTTACGGGTTCGTCGGCATTTGGTATGGTTGCCTCATCACCTGACTTAATTTCTTCCGATACAGGCTCAGGTAGGTCTGCATCATTAATAATTAATTTTTCCTCCATAAAATTTTCCTTTCTTTTTTTATATGAAACGGCTTTAAGCCGTCTCACTCCTGCTTAGTTCCGTCATAATTGAAAAAATTTTTAAGTTCCTTTGTGTATGTAGAATCCGACGCTCTTTTGGGCTTTATTTGCTCCATTTCATCCTTTGCAAAAAGAAAGACAAGAATTCCTGATATAAAGCCTATACAAAGACAAATTATCGCCGCTAAAATAATCAAAAACACCATCATATTCTTACACCTCCTCTTTCTAAATAGCTCTTTATTTCGGCAGTTTTTCCTGACTTGTTTACATCGTAAAAGGCATACCTTAACGCATCCATCAAATGATTGTTTTTATCCTCCGGAATATTCTTTTCGTCCTTTTTCCAGCAGTAAGAATAAAGCTCTGATATAGTGTTTTTGCAAGAGGGATTAACAAGAATTTTGTATTCGCTTATGTTCATAATCCCGTTTATAACGCTGTCCTTACCCTTTACCGACGGTAAAATCCGCCTTAGCCCCAGCCTTTTTAGGTCATCGTTGGATTTTGGCTCTGCTGAGTCTGCACGAATTCTCTCCTTCGCATAGCCCTTTGCCGTTATGGCGGCAGCTATGTCGCAGTTAAGCATTTTTCTTGCGTATATCTCATCAAATATGTAGATAAGTTTTTCCTTTTTGTTGACCTTTATTGCAATAAATGCGGTCGGGTCGGTGGTGTAGCCGTAGTCCAGTCCGAAAAACGCCTCCCATTCATCGCTTTCGGTATTGGGAATTCCTACCGTCCAGTTTTCATATATTAGTCCCTCTGAGATTCCCCATTCACCGAGTCCAGCAACGGCATATCTTCTTGGATGCTCTGCTTTAAGCCTTTCGAAAACCGCCCTATCTGTTTCATCCAAAAACTCATTTATTAAATAGTTTGTTGAAAAGGTGTCGGTATCCTCGGACTCCTTATCAAAAAAACGGGCTTTAAGCCAATGCTTTTCACTCCACGGGTTAAAGGTAAGTGTTGTCTGCTTAAAAATCGGTTCTGGTACAGCTCCTCTTGGGACAGACAAATCGAGCTTTTCGAAATCCTCCAAACTTTCTATCTCAAATGCCTCCTCGACCCAAACCCAGCAAAGATATCCGCTTTCTACCGTTGTGGATGCAAGCTTCAAAACATCATCAAAGCCTCGAAAAAGTATTTTTTGTCCTGTCGGTATGTAGGTCATTTCAAGCGGAGATACGGTGTTTTTAAAGAGCTTTGAAACGCCAAGTCGCTCTTGCGCCCATTTAAGCTGTGCAAAGGTTGAGTCCCTGTGGGTGTTCATAACTGCACGCACAACCAAGAGATTGCTTTTTGGATATTTCATCAGTCTCCATATAAAATTCAAAGCTGCCACAGAGCTTTTTTTACTTCCCTTTCCGCCTTTTAGCACCCGATAACGCTTTTTACTACTCCAAAAGTCATCATATCCCTGACCGACTACTGTGCTAAGTCTGTTTTGTGATGTCAT